TAGCTTGATGCGTCTTTAAATGATGTAGCCAGTTTTGTCCTCCTGACTATACGTATGCTACATAAAATCGAGTTAGCTATGGGTATTGATTAAAGTCCCACATAGCAGACCTAGCCCCATCTGTGGCGACATCGGGGCTAATTTTATCGTAAACGGACACCGTTTTACGAGGTTCACTGACGGAGAATAATAATTGAAGATTGTAGATAATAAGGCGTTATTGCTTAACTTACGTTCCCCTGGGCGGGTAACGAGTTGTATACCAAAGAGTAAGACGTTATCAGAACACCAAGTATTAGTTAACTGGGGAGTAGATGAGGTACAAGTATTACGTAACATAGGCATCAATGCGCCTTCACCTATTGAAGGTAAGTATGAGTGGACAGGTAGGTACGACCCCTATGACCATCAAAAAGCTACGGCAAGTTTCTTTACACTAAATAAAAAATCATTTTGTTTTAACGAACAAGGTACAGGTAAGACAGCCAGTGCTATCTGGGCATCAGACTATTTACTAAAACAAGGCAAGATAAATAGGGTGCTAGTTATATGTCCTTTATCTATTATGGAATCTGCATGGCGTAATGACTTATTTAGCTTTGCTATGCACCGAAAGGTAGATGTTGCGTATGGCTCGGCTAAAAAACGCAAAGAAATAATTGAGGGCGACGCTGATTACGTAATAATAAATTATGATGGTGTGGAGATTGTACAAGAATCTGTACAACAAGGTGGCTTTGATTTAATTATTGTAGATGAAGCTACACACTATAAAAACGTACAGACCAAACGATGGAAAACCCTTAACAAGTTAGTCAACAAAGATACGTGGCTTTGGATGATGACAGGTACACCTGCGGCACAAAGTCCAACTGATGCGTATGGTATAGCAAAACTTGTAAACCCAAATGGTGTACCTAGATTCTTTGGGTCGTTTCGAGATGTAGTGATGCAAAAGGTAACTAATTTTAAGTGGATACCAAAAGAAACAGCTACGGATACCGTACATAAAGTATTGCAACCTGCTATACGTTATACCAAAGAAGAATGTTTAGACCTACCACCTATGGTGTATGTAAAACGTGAAGTCGATATGACTGCACAACAAAAGAAATACTATAAAGAGTTAAAGAGTAAGATGATTATGCAAGCGGCAGGTGAGCAAATAACTGCGGCAAATGCGGCTGTCAATATGAACAAGCTACTACAAATATCATCTGGTGCTGTATATACCGATACTGGTGATTCATTAGAGTTTGATATAACTAAACGTTATAAGGTGTTAAGAGAAGTTATTGATGAGTCTAGTAAAAAAGTATTAGTGTTTGTACCCTTCAAGCATACCATAGACTTACTGACTGATAAGTTAAGGAAAGATGGTATAACCACTGAGGTCATACGTGGTGATGTAAGCGCACCAAAACGTACTGATATATTTAAACGCTTTCAAGAACAAGATGACCCTAAAGTTTTAGTAATCCAACCACAGTCTGCGGCACATGGTGTAACACTTACAGCGGCAAACACTGTAGTGTGGTGGTCGCCCACTAGTTCACTGGAAACGTACGCGCAAGCGAATGCTAGGGTACACAGGTCAGGGCAAGATCAAAAGTGTACCATCGTACACCTACAAGGGTCGTTTGCGGAGCGTCGAGTTTATACCTTATTAGACAACAGAATAGACGTACATACGAAGATGATCGACTTGTACAAAGAAATACTTGACTGAGCCACTATTTTACGTTATGGTCAATGTCCCTTTAACAAAGGAGCGTAAAATGAGTGATGTACCAAATGCTGAAAAACTAACTGCTGTCTACCTAAAGATAAAAGATAAGCGTAGTGAGTTATCAGCAGAGTTTAAAGAAAAAGATGCTGAGTTATCCGATCAGTTAGATAAGGTAAAGCGTGCTTTACTGGACTACTGTGAGGAACAAGGCGTTGATAGTGTAAGGACTTCGGAAGGGTTGTTCTATAGATCGGCTAGAACACGTTACTGGACAAGTGATTGGTCTTCGATGCACGAGTTTATACTTGAGAATGAAGTGCCAGAGTTGCTAGATAAACGCGTCAACCAATCTAATATGAAGCAATACCTTGAAGAAAACCCAGACCAAGTACCAAAAGGTCTTAACGTAGATTCTGAATATATTGTTTCAGTGAGGAGAAAGTAATGGCGGATAAATATGTAACCGCAGAAGAAGTGGCAGATAAGTATAGTATATCTGTACACGGCATACGTGGGTGGAGGCGTAGAGGGATTGTACCTACTCATCTTTATCTAAAGATTGGTGGGCAGTACCGTTACGACTTAGATGGATTGGAGAAGTTTTTCCGAAACAACACCGCCCAATCTAAAAGCGAAGAGGTAAAGGAAGACACTAGAACTCCCCGTCAAAAGCTAGATGACTATTCATTAACAGGTAAGAGTGAAGAACTTAAAGCACAACTTACCGAAATGGATTTTGCAGCAGACGAGGACTTCTAGTGAGAAGGTTGAGCATACGTGGTGGTCAGTTTACATTAATGAATGATGGTGAGCATGAAGTCTTACCCCATGATAGTGTAGATGTAATCATCATAAATGCCGCGCCTGTATCAAGATCATACTTTGGTAATCAGTTTGACCCTAACAAGTCTACTGCACCAGTCTGTTGGTCTGATGATACGCAAAGACCATCACGCAATGTATCACAGGATAACGTGCAATCAGGTAGGTGTATGGACTGTACACAGAACGTACGTGGTTCTGGTGAGAATGGTGGTCGGGCTTGTCGGTTTCAACAACGACTGGCTGTTGTATTTGAGGGAAACCTCGATGAGGTGTATCAGTTGCAGATCCCTGCCAGTACAATTTTTGGTAGGGTGGTTAACGGTAATATGGGCATGCAAGAGTATGCTCGACATTTAGCCGCACATGCTACATCAGTTATTGCTGTCGTTACGAATATCTATTTCGATAAAGACAGTGTTGTACCTAAACTTTACTTCAAACCTGTACGCCCTGTAGATACAAAGACAGGATTAAAGGTGGCTGAAATGGTAGTACACGAAGATACAAAGGCGGCTATAACATCTATAGTCCCTGTGTCTGGTGAGACTGCATCACCTTTTGCTGTCGTTGAGGGTGGGTTTGAGTTAAATGCGAACTAACAAGGTAATTAATTATGGCTAATCAAAATAGCAATTATGTAATACAAAACGTTGAGGCTCTTTGGCCTCGTATCAATAAACCATATCGCTTTGACAATGCAGAGAATCGCACTGTTCCTTGTGATCCTTTTGAAGATAACGCCAAATACGAAATTAAGTTTCGTATGAATAAAGATCAGGCGAAGGCTTTGTATCTTGAAATGTGTAAGGCGTATGAAGAACGCAAAGAAAAAGGGTGGCCTGAGAAAGTTGATAACCCATTCACCAAAGATGATGATGGCATGTATACCTATAAAGCATCATTGAAAGGTGCGTATGGTAAAGAGGCTACACTTAAACCTGTACAATATGACTCAAAAGGAGTTAAACTACCTGACGATTTCATGTTGACAACTGGAAGCACTGTAAACGTAGCTGTCGTATTTGTCCCATACAATATGCGTGAAGCAGGAATATCACTACGCTTACGTGCTGTGCAGGTTATCAAGTATGTACCAATGGAAGCATCATCTCCGTTCGGTGCTGTTGAAGGCGGCTTTGAGTTTTCTTCAGAAGACAATCCGTTTGAAGTTGTAGAAGCTAAACCCACTACCAATGTTATTGAAGGTGAGTTTGGTGATACACCTGAGCCTAAAAAAGTTAGTAAAAAGACTACACCAAAACCAAAAAAGTCTGATGCTGACATCGCGGCAATCGTAGACGACTGGGACGACTAGTCCCACAACAATAGCTAGCATTATGCGAAGAGGGGGCAACCGCCCCCCTGCTATCTCCACCCTCGGAATTAGGAATGTATTATGGATGCAGAAGTATTTTTGCGACACGTCACTGGCGACGATGGATACTACTGTTTATTTGCGGTTAAGTTAGGACAACATGATAGACCACAGACGTTTCATACTGACTATGATTCGTTACTACAAGAAGCACGTAAGTTAGATGCTCGTGGGTACAGCCCATACTTTGCACTAGCTACGTTTAGAGAAAGTGGTACGCGTGTAGCCGACAATGTAAAACAGTTAAAATCTTTCTTTATGGACATCGACTGCGGGGAAGGCAGAGATTATCCAACTAAGAGAGAAGGACTCCAAGCCCTACAGAGATTTTGTAAGAAGGTAGATTTACCTAGACCGCTACTAGTTGATTCTGGTAGAGGTGTGCATTGTTATTGGCCTTTGTCTGAAGCTGTTAGCAGAGACGATTGGAAGCCCGTAGCAGACCATTTAAAACAGTTGTGTAAGAATCATGGGTTCACTATTGATGCGTCAGTGACTGCCGATGCGGCTCGTGTACTACGTATACCTACAACACACAACCACAAGACTGAACCACCTACGGAAGTGACGTTCTTTAGTGAGCATGTACCTGAAGCTGTAACTCTTGATGAGTTCGCTAAAGTAATAGGTGCTGATCTTGTGCCAAAACAAAAAGTTGATAGTCAACCTGCCAATGCAATGATGGAAGCATTGATGGGTAACAAACAGTTCAAGTTCAAAGATATTATCGCTAGAGAATCTAGCTGTGCGCAGTTAGTTGACATAGTAGTAAATCAAGATGAGTGTAGTGAACCTATATGGCGAGCAGGCTTATCTATAGCTAAGTTCTGTTCTGATGGACAGAAAGCGGCACACATCATGTCTAAGAATCACCCTGAGTATTCAGCAGAAGAAACACAGGATAAGTTCGATAAGATAAAAGGCCCTTATCTGTGTCATCACTTTGATGAGTTCAAGCCTGATGTATGTACAGAATGCCCACACTGGGGCAAGATTAAGTCTCCAATATCTTTAGGAGGCAGTGTGCGTGAGGCTACTGAAGAAGATAACGTAGTAGAAGTACCTGCACTTGATCTACCAAATACACCTACCACTACGTATGTAATTCCGACATACCCCAAGCCATACTTTAGGGGGGCTAATAATGGTGGTGTGTACATACGTACGTCTAATGATGAAGGCGAACCTGATGAAGAAATTGTATACCACAATGACATCTATATCGTGAACAGGATTACTGATATAGATCTTGGTGAGGTTGTGGTAATACGTTTACACCTACCACAGGACGGAGTGAGGGAGTTTACTGTCCCTCTTACAGCAATAACTTCAAGAGAAGAATTTAGAAAACAAATGTCCATGCAAGGCGTGGCAGTAACAAAGATGGATAAACTTATGACTTATATGACTACTTGGATTAATGAGTTACAGGCTACTACAAAAGCCGATAAGGCGCGTACTCAATTCGGTTGGACTGATGACAGTCACAATGCGTTTGTCGTAGGCAATCAAGAAATATCAAGAAATGGTGTTAAGAGTAACCCACCATCTCAGGCAACCGCAGGTTTGATGAATGCGTTTAGACCAAAAGGTTCTTTGGAACAGTGGAAGCAAATGGCTAACTTCTATAACCGTGATGGCTTTGAGTTACACCAATATATGGTAGCCAGTGCCTTTGGTTCGCCTTTAATGGCACTAATGCCCATCGCATGTTCGGGCTTCCACGTTCATAGTAAGGACACTGGGCTAGGTAAGACTACTGCTATGTACGTAGGAGCGTCTGTTTGGGGTGATCCTGAACAATTAGTTATCAATGCAGTAGATACACAGAACTCTATGATGTTACGTGGTGAGGTGTATAAGAACTTACCTTTATATATTGATGAGTTAACCAACGCTGATGGTGGTGAGTTGTCCGATTTGGTGTATCAATTATCTGGCGGTAAGCAACGTAACAGGATGGCAGGTAACTCCAATACTGAAAGGACACGAGGTGAGCCGTGGAGTTTGTTGTCTGTATCTACAGGTAACACAAGTGTGATTGAGCGCATAAGCACAGTCAAAAACGCTCCGAAGGCCGAAGCAGCTCGTATGCTAGAAACAAAAGCAGTTAAGTTATTTGATGAGTCAACTACTAAGCATCTTACTGACGCGCATCAAGCTAACTCCAAGAATATTTTTGGGCATGCAGGTGTACCTTATATGCAACATGTAATTCAAAACTTAGATAGAGTTATACAATTACTACAAGAGATACAACGTAAGGTAGACTCTGGGGCACAGCTTACTGCACAAGACAGGTATTGGTCAGCCGGTACTACAGTTAACATAGCGGGTTTCTTGTTAGCTTGTGAGATAGGACTGTTAGACTATAACAAAGAAAACTTCTTTAGGTATGCCATACGCCTGTTGAACGAAAACAAAGCCTCGGCCAAAGATTTAATATCTTCTACGGCAGACGTATTGAACGACTTTGTGCATGAGCATTGGGGTAGCATACTAAAAATTAGAAGCACTGATGACCCTT